AAGATTTTTGATAAGTTCATTTACAGAAACGTCCGAGAAAGATGCTAGAATTCCAGAATCAATTTTACCTCCAGTAGAATACCTTTGGATTTCGTTTAGAACACGTCGAAAATCTGGAAAGTGTTTCGATACGAGTTCCGCAACGACTTTTTGATCATACTCAATCTTTTCCTGATCGAGGATAGATTGGAGTCGTTGAAAGAAAGCACCCGCAAGTTGTACCCGTTGCTTCCCTTTGATTGTGAAATCAATAACGGCACATCGGGAATGGAGGGGTTCGATGATTTTATTTTTGTAATTGCAGGTGAAGATGAATCGGCAGTTGTTATAAAATGCCTCAATATTCGCCCGCAGTAGGAGTTGTACGTCGTTGCCTGTGTTATCTGCCTCATCGATGATGATGACTTTGTGTTTAGAAGATCCCGTAAGTGAGACGGTCGAAGCAAAGTTTTTCGCTTGGTTCCGTACAGTATCCAGGAAACGCCCTTCGTCGGATCCGTTGATAACATAATAGTCTGCTCCCAGTTCGTTACACAATGCTTTTGCAATGGTAGTTTTACCAATACCAGGAGGTCCTGCGAGAAGAAGATTCGGAATCTCTCCCTTCTCTACAAACTCCTTAAATGTTTTTTTAGTATCATCAGGAAGAATACAATCCTCAATTACTTGAGGGCGGTATTTCTCCACAAAAAGAAATTCACTAGTCATAATTAAAAATAAATCTCATCTGGGGTAAAGTTTATAAGCAATAGTCACACGAAGACCATAGAAATCTCTTGATGGAGATTGACCATAATGTAGAATATTCCCAGGAAATAGTATAGCACGATTTGGTTTTGGGCAAATACTTTCTATTTGATTTGTATTTTCATCTATAAAAATCGTGTTGCCTGCCCATGATGGATTCCATTCTCTATTGCAATAATACAAGAATGTATATCCATTATCACTGTCAATATGAAAAGATCCATCTAATCCATATGTTTGACCATTTGCATAGATTCTTTCTATTTTCCAGTTCCTATTAGTAATCTGTGTTATTACCGAAAACAAATAATCATTGAAATATTGTATATTAGATAAATCCAAATTCCAAAACATTTTGTGAGCACTATTTTCATCGCTATAGTGACCGAAAGCCCAATTAGGACTAAGAATATACTTATGTATTTCCTCAAAATCTTCTTGAGAAAATATATTCTCAAAAAAGGTTATTTTATCTAGCAGAGTCATTTTTAAATAAAATAATCAAATCCAATCGGGTTTTCTTTCGGGCATACGGAGATAGTTATCAGAAACCCAAGGTTTGGATGCGATGTATCTTTTGTATGCCTCAAATGTATCAATAGTGTCGTCAAACTTCCACTCCTCAGGCATCGCACGAGCAAATGGAGTCACTTCTGTAATCTTACCCTTGGGAAACAAATAATATGCATCCACAAGAGTTTTATAACAGGAGTGAGTCTTATTATACCGAAGGCAGTATTCATCAGACAAATTCAATCCCCACTTGATTAACCAATATGCATTGTGGATACTTTCCAGTGCCCACTTGGTGCAGGGATGATTGCGGAATGCTCCTTTGTCGGTCTTGTAAGGCGTTCCATCTGCCTTAGGGAGAGTGCCATATCCATATCCCCACTTGTCAGAAGCAACGATAGAAAGCATCTGACAGCATTCTAAGGGCATCTTGACGATGTGTTTGTCGGGAAGGCAAATAGCACTCTCAGCGGGCCAAGGGGAAGTAACGAAAATGTTCATCAACCAAAAGTAGAATCGGGTTCCATAGCAATATGATAAGTCACATTGAATCCAGTATTCTTGAATCGTGACAAAAGTTTAGAAGAAATCACAACCTCATAATTACCAGGAATAATTTTGATGTTTTCTACTTTAAAATTGAAAGTAAATACTTCGTCAGTTTCTCCTACCACAACGGAAAAATCATTGGAAGTGTCGTTCTTTTTATCACGAACAACCAATTTAACCACACCCGCTTCACCAACCACAGAAAGGTCAGGAAGTTGATAAACTGCTGCCGCCTTCAAGAGTTTATCGAGTTCTTTAGTATCAAGAAGGAAACATACATCTTCACTTGGAAGAGCGATATCTTTGTCTGGGGGAGTAACAATTACATTAGGATCAGCAAAGAAATATTTCGAACGAGACTTTCCTTCTTTGATGACGACATAGTTATCATTCTGAAAATCCAGTTCAGCATTTTGATGGAGATTAAGTCCATTCAAAAATTGATTAAGATCATAGATACCAAAATCTTTAGGAAGATCTTCTTCGATTGTTGCCTCTGCAAGGATATTCTTCATCACAGAAATAGTGCGAAGAGAATTTCCTTGCTTGAACAGAATGGATTGATTGATAGAAGAAAAGTTCTTCAGAAGTGTTAGAGTTTTATCAGAAAGTTTCATCACTTATTTTCAACAAGGTTAAGGTGATTAATCAGAAGAATTGTATAATGCAAGACTTTAAAAAGATCAGCACGGGGAGTTCCCTTTGTATCATACCGATCAATATATTTGGTTACATTTCCTGCACAAAATCCTTCACGACGATTGTGCTTAATCTTATCGAGTGTTTGTTCTGTTCCACCACCTGTCCTATCAACATAATGTTGGCTATATGTGCTTGCAATATATTCTTCAAGTTGTTTCAGGATTTTGCCTTCATTGTATTTCCAAAATCCATTTTTATTTGTATCTTCGGGCATAGTAAAATTAAAAGTAACAGTATCAGGAGAAGAACAAGGATTACCAGTCAAACTAATTCCATCGTAACTCCAAAAGTCTTGAGATCCACTATAACTAATAGTATCGGATCCAGTAGAACTAGAAATTAAAGTAAAATTGTTTGAAGTTGGAATTGAATTTTCGTAAGTGCTTTCAAAATTTTCAGACATTGTATTTCATAGTAAAGGACAAAAAGAGGAGGCACTTTTTACCTCCTCATATTTTATCAGAATGGAGGTTGTTCGTCAATGTATTCTACAGTCAGTTCAGGACCAGTAGAAGGCATTTGGAAGTCAGCATCCACTTTATCGTAGAGTTCCAAGAACGCTTGCTTAGTTTCATCATCAAAACGATTCACGCAAACTTGGATTGCCTTTGCCTTATCTTGGAAGATGCTGTAGGCACGGACAACATGAACCAGGCGGCGGGTGCTAATAATTTCCTCAATACCACCATCATAGAAGGTCTTACGGATGATGTCTGCCCAATCTACCAAACGCTTGCAGAAATCACGGTCCTCCACGCCAAGGTCCAGAGCGATTCCCTCAAGGATCTTCTGCTCGGTTACAGGAGCAGGATAGGACTGCTCAAAGGTCACAGGGAACCGCTCAAGGAATGCCTCATTGAGCACGTTGGTGCCGATGAAACGTCCATCATCGCTGCCCTTGCCCTTGGTGTTAGCAGTAGCCACCACATTGAAACCAGCAGCAGGTTTTACGAAACGACCGATTTTTTTCAAGAAAACCCCTTTGCCTTCTAGAACAGATTGCAGACAAAGAATTTTGTTAGAGGCAAGGTCAATCTCATCCAACAGGAGGATTGCACCACGCTCCAGTGCTTCAATCACGGGACCATTATGCCACACGGTCTCACCATTCACGAGACGGAAACCACCGATCAGATCATCTTCATCGGTTTCGATAGTAATATTTACACGAATCAATTCACGCTTAAGTTGAGCACAAGCTTGCTCCACCGAGAACGTTTTACCATTACCCGAAAGACCCGTAATGAACGTAGGATAGAAAAGATTGGACTGAATAATTTTTTTAATATCATTAAAGTTACCAAACTTGACGAAGGTATCATCTTTATCAGGAATTAGATTTTGTTCTACAGGAGGAACCACAGCGGGTGCTTGGAAAGTACGTTCAATTTCTTCTACTTTTTGTTGGGTTACTTCAAGGTTCCATTTACCACGACTAATCTTATATTGTGAAAGTTTGTTAGTTACAGTCTGATAATTGGATTCATTCATATTACACCAAGCACGGATATCAGCTCCAGTCACGTTATTTCCATAAAGTGCCTGAAGAGAAGTGCGGATGTAATCAGAGGAAAGAGACATTGATTTGCTTTGTTTCAACTCTGTTATTATAGGGCAAAAAGCGGGGATCCAAACCCCCCAGTGGTCAGTTTGCCAACTGGTTCCTCAGTTGATTCAAGTGCTCCTGTGTAGCAATTCTTCCAACATACCCTGGATAATACTTTTTAATCAATGTAGGGATACCTAAAGCAGTGGTTACACTATTGCACTTAATCCACACTTCTTTAGTATCGTATTTTACTACGTGTTCAAATGGAAATTTAGTTTTCATAATTTAATCTTTCTTTGATTTATTCCCCCAGTTGGAAGCACCAACTTTACGGCATTTAACCAGTGCGCCAGATGCATATGCACTAGGCCACACTTTATATCTAGATTTTACTTTTTTATAACAAGCATCCTTTTCCCCAGCCTCTTCCTGGGTAACTATCTTTGCTGCGCCAGATCTGTTTGGATTTGGATCTTCTTTACGTTTTTTAGCAGCTCTCTCATTTCTCTCATCCTTATCCATTGCTGCACGATCATCAGCATCTCTACAATAAGGTTTAGTGGTTTGTCCAGGCTGCTTAGCACAAGGTTTCCCATCATACTTACCACCAGCCTGAACCCAACCACCACCCTTAAACCAATCCCTCAAAGAGTATCCAGAATCCTTTGCAGACTTACCATCCATTTTTTCTTGAATTTCAACCTCTTCAGTTTCCTTTACACAACGATTGTATGTTTTACCAAACAACGTTTGTGTTCCAGTTTTCTTATATCCTTTCCAGCATTTTTTTGCTTCAAGGATGAATTCTTTATAGGTCTTCATTTCAATGAAATTTTTAAATATTTAGGCAACAAGGGAAATAAACTCACCAAGAACTTTCTTATTTAATTTTTTGGTCTTAAGAGATTTCACAAATGCAGTTTTAATTTGAGATTTTGTAGCACATTCGGCAACTTCAAACTCAGTATCCTGAGAAAGTGCCGATGCAGACATTCCAAAGTATGCATCATATCCAGAATTGGTGATAGTGAAACTCCGCAGTTTCTTCCAGTCACTCTGGATTTTTTCATAATCCTTATCAAGTTGAGAATGATAGAGACCGATAAACCTCTGAGCATTCCTACTTTCAAGAACACGAATGCCGATAAAGTTTGTAGAGGAAAACTTATCCTTCAAATTGCGAAGAAGAGTATCCGTAAATCCATGATAACCATCATTAACTTTATAGGTTGTTCCAAGTTTGCGATCACGAAGAAATGTATTATGTGGATAAACATATCCTGTACCAAGAACTGGTTTATCAGAATATGAGCGATTCACTTCTCTATGATAAACAAGTTGGTTTGCTTCACCATCAGTCAGAACAATGCACTGAACTTTCTGGAGTTTATTTTCTTTTTGAAACTTAGGAAGAATTTGATGAAGAGAAATCAATGCCTCATTTAGAGGAGTTCCAGAAAGACACAGACGATTTGGATATGTATATGGAGATTGATAAGTTCTACCAAAACAATAAGCAAGACGCCAAATATTGAGAAGTTGATTCTCAAGTTCCTTACCAGACACTTTACTTGTAAGAATATTCATCATAGAAAAAGTTTCATCTACAACCAAAAGACTCTCTTTCTTTTGATAATGGGGGATGCGATCAGCAGCGATATAACGGTCTTTTTCATAATCATACTCACCGCGACGCCATTCGTTTGTGAAAGCATAAACTTCAAAAGGAATAGAAACCTTCTTACAGAACCACACAAGATTGAAGAGTTGCTTACAAGTATCGAGCATTACGTCACCCATAGAACCACTCCAGTCAAGAACAAACACCAGACCATGATTCTTACCATCAGGGATCACAGAAACTTTCTTGAACAAGTCTTCATTATATTTGTAGGTATGAAGACGAGCAGTATCAAGAACACCAGTGCGAGCAGTTGATGCACGAGCATATTGATCTGCTGCCTTACGACACTCAAACTCCTTTACCAGATAATTAACTTCTTTTTGAGCAGAAGATTTAAACTTTACAAACTCAACATCAGATTCTTTATAAAGATTTGCTGGAGTATATCCTTTTTCTTTAGCGTGTTCGTTATGAAGTTTTTGTTGATGAGAAAATGAAGTATTAATTTCTTTATGAATATCAGAGTTATTACCAATAACAGTATCAAGATTCAATTGAGGAACCTGAACATAAGTATTTTCATAAGGATCATTTCCCACAAGATCACGAATCTTTTCTTCCAAAGAATTGGCAGTGCGAACTTCTGGTTCATCGTTTTCTCCACCAGAATTTACCTGAGTTTGATCTCCCTGAGCAGTTCCACCATAAGAACCATCATTCTCCTGAGGTTGAGAGTTGCCACTCTCCCCATCTTGTTCCGAAGATGAGTCATTAGACTCTACAATTTCGTTTGCGGGAGACTGAGAATCTCCTTGCATTTCATGAGAATCAAAGTCAGCAACTTTTTGTTCCTGTTCCTTTTCTTTCTTACAATACTTATAAAGTTCTTCAGAAGCAATCAGAACGTCTGCGAAAGTTTCGGATACTGCAATTAGGTCGATAATTTCTTTTTCTTCAGAATTAAAATTAAGAGTTACAAAGTTACCAATCTTAAAATAAAGATTTACACGGTCAGCAAGATTGAAAGTGGAAATATCATCATCAGCAATCTGAAAGAAGTCATCTTCATTCAATTCTTTATAACCATTAAAGAAAGTCTTTGCAAGTCCCGCATACTTACGCTTCATCAGTTTCTCAACGCGAGCATCCTCAACAATATTCACGAACTGAGGAGGAACTTTCACTTTCTCTGTCCAATCCTCATCAGGAGTGAAGAGAGCGTGTCCAACTTCATGACCCACAAGAAGGTCATACACAAGACCACTTGCTTTCTCCCACAAAGGAAGAGTCAGAACACGAGTATGAACGTTAAAGCAAGCAGTGGAAACTTTTTTGTGCTCAACTACGAGATCTTCAGTAGCAAGCAAGCGAGCAAGTTGAGACTTGATTTCGTGACGAATGGGCATTGGATTTGTTTCGTATGTGAGTATCATACAAAAAAAGGAGGCGCTAAGACCTCCAGATAGACACTTTGAAAAGTGTCACCCCCCTCCAGTAGCCTTAGCAAATGCTTCAACACCTTTTCTAAAATTTTCTTCTTTATCGGATAATTCTTTAAATCTATCTCTTGCTAATTTGCTAGTTTTTTGAGCTTTAGCATCAGTGGTGGCACTGCGACTTTGAAGATCTTTCAATCTATCCCCAAATTCCTTAACTTTATTTTCCCTTATATTATTAGTAATTTGAATAAATTGATTAAAATGCATTGTATGCTATAAAAAAAATATTTATAGAAAAAGCGCCTCGTTTGAGACGCTTCTTGAGTGCTTGCCTTCGTGCCTTTGCTTGCCTCAGTGCTTGCGGTTTAAGTTTTCGTTTCTGTTCTTTTTTGGAGTGATGCTGCCAGTTTGGAGTGTTCATGGGATTTGGTTTTACAATTAAACCATAGATGAAAAATTCTTTTTCTTTTCAAATTTTATGACACTTTCAAATTTGTCCTCAAGACCAGTCTTATGTGAAATCACAAATATATTAGCATCCTTAATAACATAACGAATAATCTTAAGGAACTCTTCGGTTCCATATCCATCAAGAGAAGAATCAAAAATTTCATCCAATATTAAAAGATTTGTATTGGTAGAATTTTTAAATTTTGCAACTTCTCTCCAAGTAAAAAGAAGTGCTAAATCAATCCTCTGCTTTTCACCTTCACTAAAAGAAGCATATGAAAAATCTTCATGAATTGGAGACTGGACGGTTTCGTTAAATTCCTCATCAAGAGTAAAGTTAATATAGAAGTCCATCATTTGCAAATAACGATTGACTTGCTGATTGATAAGAGGCAAATACTTCTTAATGATTTTGGTTTTTACTCCACCGTCTTTAAGCAAACTATACGAAAAATCGTAATAGTTAATTAAGTCTTTTTTAGAAGCGAGTTCGTCGTATGTAGTTTTTAAATTTTCTTTGAAGGACTCTAACTTTTCATGTTCAGTATTTCTGTTTTCAAGTTGAGTGGTAAGTGTTTGAATTTCACTTTCCAAATCTCTGATTTGTCTTTGACATCCAGAGATTTTAGTATTGTTTTGAGAAATGTCATTAGTTAATTTTGAAATTTCCTTCGATAAAGAAATAAATTGACGCTCTCGCTCCTCTTCCTCTTTAATTGCTTCCTCTAGTTCTTTGTAACCAGATTGCAACTCTTTTGCTTTATTTTGAGCGTCGTTAATTCTATTTAGTCTGAAGGACTCATCTATAGATTGTGTGCATGTAGGGCATACCGTATTCTCAGTAAAAAATTTATGTTCTTTGGTAATAGTTAATACTTTTTGAGATATTTTACCTTTTAAATTTCCCAACTTTCTGAGTTTTTCGGAGCATCCTGCAACTTCTTCTTGTAGCGTAATATAGTTTGATACCTCACTTTCAGTTGTTTTATTGTCATTTAAGTATAAATCTATTTCCTCCATCAAATTTGAAATCTTATTATTATTGAGATTTATTTTATCTTTTCCTCTATTTTCCAGTTGCTCAATGAAGTTTTTTTGCATATCAACTTTATCTTTTAGAGACTCCCTCTTCAATTCAAAAGTCTTTATTTCATCTTTGAGTGCTTTAATCTTTTCTTTAATAATTGTGTTCATAGAAGAAAAGATTTTTATATCTAGCAAATCCTCAATAACTTCTCTTCTATGAGAAGATGAAAGTTGCATAAATGGAACAAAGTTACTACTACCCAAAATAACAATTTGGGTAAATGACTTATAGTTCATTTTAATGATAGTTTGCTCAAACCATTTCTGCTGATCTACAGAAGATGAACTTTGATCTAATAGATTTCCATTCCTATAGATTTCAAAAATATTTGGTTTTATTCCTCTTCTTACTTTATATTCTACACTTCCAATTGAAAATTCTATTTCTACTAAACAATCCTTTTCATTTGTGGAATTAATTAATTGTGGTTTGTTAATGTTCCTAAATGCTTTCCCAAAAAGAACAAAAGTTAGAGCATCCAAAACAGTACTCTTACCAGCACCATTAGAACCAATAATTAACGTAGTTAAACTTTTTTGGAAATTAATTTCAGTAAAGTGATTTCCAGTTGAAAGAAAATTTTTCCAACGAATGGTCTCAAATAAAATCATAACTTTCGTATTCTTCTGGGGGTATTACAATATCATTAGGTGTAATTATCGTGTATAAGTATCCTTGCAAATCACACGTTTTAATTATTAATTCGTCATCAAGTTCTATAACATGCATTTCTGGATAATCCATCTCTTCTAACATCATGGCAAATCTTACAGCATCATCCTCTTCTTCAAATAGATACAGAACTTGGTCTCCATCTTCATTTGTAGCGGAATATGCACCTTCCTGTTCTCTACCATTGATTGTTAGTACCCACATCTTATATCATTTCGCAAGCTTCCTGATATATTTCTTGTATTAAATTTTTAATAGAAGATTTATCCAATTGAATTTCCGATTCTTGTATATATCTATTTAATATAGAAAGAGTATCTTCAGATTCAAATTCTTCGAAATCATCGGACTCTACAATTTGAAAATTTTCTATTATTTTTAATTCTGCTACATTAGAAGAATAAATTTTATCTACAAACTTTTCAAACTGTTTGGGATCGGTTTTCTTTCTTACTACTAGTTTTACAATTTTATCTTTGTATTCAGTAGTATTAAATGTTTGATGTGGGGTATCTTCATAATATACCACATAAAACATTCTATACGGATTATCAATTGGGGTATGTTCTAATGTTTCAGTATCGAAAATACACGTTCGAACTTCTCAAATAATTTGCTTTCCACACCATCTTCCATGATGTGTCCTTTATAAGCTGCAAATCCGTTGATTTCAAGGTGCCCCATCGCACACTTGCAAGATGTAGTTTTAATAAGTTTATAAACAGTTTCCTCATTTTCTTGATTTATCCAGGGCAGAAATAGAACATCTAAATTTCCAATTTTTACTTCTGCGGCAGAATCATATGTCTTAATATTATTATAAGACTGAAGAAGAAGTTGTGGAGAATTTACGTTATTCGTATTTTTATAGTAACAATCATGATTACCAACAATCATATGAACATTATAGTTTTTAAGTCGATCAAAAACAACTCGTTTTGCCCACTCAAGACTTTGATAGTCAATTGATTTTCGACTATCGAAGGCATCGCCCATATGAATGATTGTATCAATCCCTTGCTCTTCGAGTGTAGGGAAAAATACATCATCATAAAATTTTTCGAAATAATCATGAAATAATTTCGATCCTTTTCTTGCTCCGTAATGAGTATCAGTTATGATTGCAATTTTCATTTATAAAGAATTAATACCTCAGTTTGGAATGAACGCTATCCTTGATGGAATTATAGTCGCTATAATTCTCACCGTCAATAGAATTGTCATCACAAAAGACTTCATCAAATCCAGTCTTTTCTAAAATTTTATTTTTAATCTCTAACTGACGCTTTTCTCTTTGAATTCTACGAAGAAATGCGTAATGGATAATTTGAGTAAAGTATGCAAAAGGATTCTGTGATTTCTCTGGATCGAAATTGTGAATATACTGAACGCAATTTTCAATACCATCAGAAATCATATCATCTTTGAAAATATAATTAACAAAGTTTGGTTTGAATGAAAGGTGCGTAGCAATCTTCAGAAAGCATTCACCAAGATAATTTGTAATCCTTGGTTTTGGATCACCTCTTTCCTGCGCTTCTTTGATCTCTTTTTTATATTGAATCAGAGCAGCAAGAAATTCCTTGTTATTAACGTAATGTATAGACTTTTTTCTCTTAGTCATTACTTCGGTAGAAATCATCTTAGTATCTATCTTAATATCTAGATATTATAACATTTACGGGCACGAATTACAACGCTTGACTTACCCCCCTGAAACAGGATATAATTACCTTTGTCAGGTTTCAAGATCAATTTAATAACTATAGATTCTTATAGATCTTTTCTAATAGTTCTTTAGCATCATTTACATTCCCGATATATCCCATTCTTTTGGATATGTTGGGTTTTTTATTTTTTAAATTGTAGAACTTTCTAATATAAGATTGATACATTGTTATCATCTCTATATCATTTGATTCAGTTATAGTTAGGACTTTTTCCATATCTATAATGAACATATCTTCTTTTGTTGTCTTTAACCAAGGTTCAATCTTATATCCAGATCCATTTCTAGTCTGAACATTAGAAACTACTATAGGATTGGACAAAAGAAGAATAGTTTTATCTTTTTCAAAAGAAGGAGAAACTTTTGCAAATATCTCCTCTCCAGAAATTAACTTTAATGTTGCATAAAAATCGTCTTCCATCATTGCTTTAAATTTACAGTAATTATTTCGTAATTAAAATTCTCTTCATTGTATATTTTAATCCTCTCTATAAAATGATTTAAAGTATAATTTTTTCTTGAATTGTAAATGCAATCATCTGCAATATCATAAAGAACAGCTTTTGTTTTATTGTTCCCCTTTCTTAAAACTCTACCTATACTTTGAAGATTTCTAATTCTAGATTTACTAGGAGATGAAAAAATAACATTATGTAAATTTTTAATATTTACACCTGTGCTAAAAACTCCATAAGAAGCAACTATTATTGCGTTAGATTCAGTTTCCGTAATTGCTCTTACTTGTTCTCTTTCATCGGTACTAATACCACCATGAACAAAGAATACTTTTCTATTGCCAGTAGCAGAACTATTTATTAGATTGAATAAAGGTTCTCCATGAGATTCAACTCTAGAAAATAATACTAAAGTATTTCCCTTTAAATCTAAAGCAAGATTCTTTATAAAGTTATTTCTTTTTTGATGAGTAATTATAAATTGAGTCTCATCTTCATAGGTTTCAAATTTTTGAGGTTTAGAACCCATTTATGAGTTTGAGTTCCATCAAGAGTTCCAGTAAATCCAAATCTATATTTTGCATGATGAAGTTTTGTCATTATATTAATTAATGATTTGCTCTTGAATAGATGCGCTTCATCTCCTACAATAACTTCATAGTCTTCAAAGAAACTTTTTTCAAGTTTATAAATTGATTGCCAAGTAGTAATAGTTACTGGGTGTGTATTATTTTTTTCTCTTCCCCCATAAATTTTGTGACAATATGAACCAGCATTCCATCCGTAATCTTCAAAGTCCTTATACATCTGCTCTACGAGAGATGTCGTTGGAACAACTAAAAGAATTTTTTTCCCTTTATCCACATAATATCGCACGAGGGAATAAATCATCAGACTTTTTCCTGATGCAGTGGGACTTATCAATAACTTTCGGTTATGCCGTAGAGCATCATATACTCCATCTATTTGATACTCCCGTGGAGAATGAGCACAAATAGAATTCATATAATCTTTTACGCCCTCATACGAAATCTCTTCATTGATTTCATATGGAAGTCCATAATACTTATTATTTTTGAACGAAAAATTATATCCGTGACTTTTTAATTTTTCTGCTATTTTATCTATAAGTCCAACATAAATTTCACCGTTATGAACAGATAACTTTTTTGATATTACTACGTCACTCATAGCATAAATTATTGCTATGAATATTTATTACCCAAGTCCAGACTGGAATCTCATAAATTCAATACTATTCTTAATTTGATAAGTTCTGTTATGAATCATTTTTAAAATATTTTCAATATAAGAAAGCATTACATCATAATAATCAACTTTCAAAGTAGATTGAGATAATCTTTCGTCTGCATCCAAATATTTTTGTAGCGTATCCTTATCTCTTATTTTTTTGGGGAATGGATCTTCTTGATATACTTCTGGATCTGCCTTTCCAGAATAATATTCATATCTTTCATGACGAATATTTCTTTTTTGTTGATCCGCTCTTTTTCTTAGGAGAAGAAGTTCATTATAAAGACTATAATATTTTGAATGAAGTATTGGAATATTTAACGATTCTACGTGTAAATTATCCATATCCATTTTGGAATCTTGTTCCCACATTTTTTGGATAGTATCCAAATCTATACTCACAATGGTGCGCCTCGTTTATCTACTATATTATACATAGTATACTTGAATGAGACTTCTGCTGTAAAGTATTCTACATCTTCATCTGTTGCATCGAACTCCAGAGAAGAAAGTGAATAAGGAAACATATCCCTGAAAACTACATTGAAATTAAAATTTTGGTTACTGTTTAAAACTTGTAGGGTTCCATCAGAATACACAGATAACATCTCATTTATTTCATTATTGACTGAAGTATCACCCGGAGATCTTTGTAATTTATAAATCTCACTCAATGATTCTGGAAATCCAAGACCTCGCATCCAATTCTGAATTTCCATATAATTTTCTAAATTTTCATCAACAATAAATCTAAGGTTCAAATCTCCAAATTCCATTTTATCCCCAGGTTGTGGAAGAGTTCTGAGGTAATTTGGTTGTTCCGCTATTCCTAAAGTTATATCTGGTATATTTGCACTATTCAAAAAGAATGCAATTTTGGGAGATCTAGTCAAGGTAAATATAAATCCTACAGGAGATAGAAAGTTTCTGTTTTCTATCTGCTTACTGTAAATATTTCTAGTCATATTTTTTATAAGTATTTATTTGATTTTCATAAAAAAAGAGGGTCCGTTTGGACCCTCTGAGAATATGTGAATAAGATCACATAAGGTTCTTAACCTGTACTCTTCTGTAGTAACGGTTAGAATTGGTCTTAAGGCGACCCAGACCTTGATCAAGACCCTCAGCGAATGGGTTAGCAACAAGACCATATCTGGTCTTAAAGCCAATCTTAGGCTGGAAGGTGTCCTGACCAACGGCACGAACCATCTGGAGAGGAACGTATGGGCAATAGAACAGACCAGCATCATAAGGGGAGGAACCCTTATAACCTACAACGTAATACTGCTGAGCAGCAACGTTAGCAGCATAAGGATCGATATATACGCGGAACTTACCGAGCAGAACACCAGCAAAGGTGTTACCAGTGTCATCGACGTTCAGGTTTGCATTCAGAGCAGGGGTGTAATCGAGAACACCAGCCATGCTCAGAGCAGAAGCAACGTCAGCAGAACACATGATAACGTTACCCTTTCCTCTACGAGTTCTTTGTGCGATTGCGTTAGCGTC